TAAATCCTTTAATACTTTCGTTAGCCCTTTAATAGTTTTGTCAGACATTACGGTACATCATTAACTATGTCAGCACTTGTCATGTTATACATTTGAAAAACACAATTTCCTTCCGTTCCATTATCTTGTAAGTATGGATATGTATCTCCGTCTCCCATTCTCCACCAATGTTTAGGCTCGGTTGCTAATGTTGATAAATCAAAAGGTATTCCACTATTATAAATATTAGATACGTTTGCGCTTTGGTCAGAATCAAATATTGCTAATTCGTCTATTTTTTCACCGTTTAATGTATTTCCGCTTACTAATTTACCTACTCTTAAATTTTGCCCACTTATTGCGCCACTCCACCCATAATTAGAATGACTGTTGTTTGTTGTTTGATTAACTCCGTCAATGTAAATTTTAAACCTTGAATAGTAATTGTTTATATCTCCACTTGAAGCCCCTGTTGTACCTCCGTTATAAGTTATCGTAATATGTTGCCAAGTATTTGCACTTACTCCGTTAGGGGCTAAAATTTTAATATAATTGTTGTTACTTCCGTATTGCAATCTAATTTTGTTAGCACTTGACAACCTCACTTCAACATAACCACCATTTGTTGTATCATTTGAACCATAATAAAATATAACCCTTCCACTAGATGAATTATTTGGTTTTATCCAAAATGAAATTGTCCAAGCATCAGATGAGCCACTGCCGTTCCCACTTCTACCTATAACACTATCTAATAAAGATGCGTTTGCACCTAAATAATCCTGGTTGTTGAATTGTACGCTTTTAGTATTTGAAAAAGGAGGCGCTGAAACTGTTAAAACAATAGTTTCGCTATCTTCACCATTATAGTTAATTGCTTTAACAGGAATATTATACGTCCCTACTGCTAAATATGAACCCCCAATTAATTTTCTTGTATTACCTTCAACTGTTGTTATACCGCTAACATTAGATAAATCCCATTCATATCCAACCCCGTAATCAGCGGTTAATTCATAGTTTAATGTTTCTCCTTCTGTTAAACTTACGGCTAAACTAGAGGTTATTACAGGAACACTACCCGTTGATACTCCAGTATTTTGAAATAATGCGTTTAAGGTATTTATCTTTTCTGCATTTGTACCTGTCAAAGCGGAATTATTTATTGTAACGTTACTTAAATTAATATTTGAATAATAAGTTTTCGACCCCGTTATAGAACTAATAGTTAACTTATCAATATCTAATACTGCATGTATAGTGTTTACTGGAAAATAATCACCTGTACTCATTATTACAGTATTATCTTTTGAATCTAAGTAAAAATCAAACGTATCTGAATCTGATGCAACTTGTTGCCCTATACTACCTAATACATTACATTCAGAAGTTATGTATTCAGCGCATTCTTGAGCCGTCGAAAAACTATTCCCGCTAGAATCTTGAAAATCTGTATAAGGGATTCTGTAAAATTCATAAACCGTTTCTAATTCATCAATACTCCTTACATCATTTTTTATGTTTATAAGTTGATTTTCCGTTTCATCAACTTCACCACTCAAACAAGAGTTCCAATATACTGGGTTAGAAGAACCTTGAAAAGTAACACAATTACCAGCTTCATTTCTTATTATCTTTATAGCCATTTTTATCTTATTACGGTTATTAATATACCTATTGGTTCAATTATTACTCTATTGTCAGACTTAATAGCCGGTAAAGCTAAAGCGTTAACGTCTTCGTTAGAAGTTATCCACGCACTAATTTCTACCCTGTTTAAATATGTATTCCCAACAGTACCACCACCGTAAAAAATAGGCTGCGCAGTTAAAGGAAAAGTATAAGTAATTTCATCATTATCATTTCTGTTAGAATACCATATAGCTGGTTCTATTGTTGTGTTCGCAATTTGGGGAATTGCATTAAAATCAAATCGTATTCGTATTTGATCCCCGTAAACTAAATCGTTTAGTTTTATTCTACCTGTTGAACCTTCAAAACCTGTATTTCCATTAGATGGATAATTATCATTAAATACATAATCATAATCCATTAAAGAAGAAACGCCATCCGGTAAGTTAGCCCCTTGAAATAATCCAATACCCGTTATTCCACTCGGAGTTGGTATTGTCCAATAAGGATTATCATTTGCCAAGTGTTTAGCATTATTAAAAGAAAAAACTTTATATCTTTCAGCATTAACATCGTCTTGAGTATAGCTTACACTTTCATTAACAAAAGCTGAAGTCCTAGAATAGCCGGATTGTCCTTCTTTTGATTTACTATCATAGTCTTGAACAATATTCTCAAGTAATGTACCAACCCTAACAGCTGTATTCGCTCCTATTGTTGTTTCGTTTTTTATTTGTTGTGCGTCTGTAAGTAAACTCATTATATTTTAATTAAATGTATTGTCAAAAGTATAGTCAAAAATACCACCTAAAATTGGTTCAATCTCATTTACAGTGTTAATTTTTTTTTTTACTGCTATTATCTCGATTGTATCATCTCTAAAATCTACATTAAAAGGCTGATTTTTTATAATGTATTTTGCCCCTCTATATTTTATAAATTGGTTAATACTATTGTAAGTTAAATCGTTTCTTTTACGTAATTTTATCTTAATCGTATTTGTTGCGCTTGTTATACCTATGTCAGTACTCCTATTAGTATCGTTTAACGTTATTATCTCAGCCCATGACCTAGCAATTAAAGTTTCTGCAACAGTATTACCGCCAAAACCATCAGATACATTTGATGTTTGCCAAATTTCAATTCTTTTTGATAACTTTCTAGACCTCATTAAATAAAGAATCTTTTGTAATTACTTAATACCATTTTAGACAATTCCGATAAATCAGATTTTATACTTTTACCTGTTTCCGGTGAATAGTACATTAAATCAATCATTTCATAAGCCACCTCTATTAAATCATTCGGAACGTCTAAAGGATCCGTATAACCAACGTTTAACGTTACTTTTAAATCGTCATTTGATTCAGTTGTATAAGTTGTATAAACAGCCTTTTCAATACTTGTCGCAGTCGTTGGAGTAGTTAAACTATTAATAGGAAAATCATAAACATTTACAGAACAATTCTCTACAACATAGCTTTTAGACCTTGCAAAAAATATGTAATTTGTTATCCTTTCAATTTGAGATAAAGATGCTTTAATCATTCTAGTAATTTGAGCGTCATCTTCTGTTAAGGTATCGTCAATTCTAAGGTATGTTTTAGCATCTGCTAACGTTATAATATCTAAATATGCCATTATTTTTTCTTAATCGTTCTTTTGCGCTCTTTTGTCGCTTTCTTTATTTCTTCAGCGTAACCAGTTAGAATTAGTTTAGCGTTTGTTTCTTTTCCGAAATCAACAGTTTCACCAACTTGAAAAACTTTATCTTCTTTTAGTCTGTGGACGCTCTTTATTAACTTTATCATTATAAATTAAATTTATAGGTTAAATACTCTATTATCTCTTCATTTTGTACAACTGTTATAAGTTGACCACCTATAAACAGATTTATTGTTTTTATACCATCTTCTTCAATGTCCGGCATGTAGAAAGCAACTATTTTCGCTTTGTCGATATAAATATCTCTCCATGACCCTAGTTCTGATTCCTCATCCTGTACTAAAAATAATAACCTCATAATGTTTTTTTTTCAAATATACAAAAAAAAAGCCTACTAAATTAATAGTAGGCTCTTTAATATTGAATTTATTAAACTCTATACAGTTGTAAAGTCTCCGTATATCAATGCAGATGGCTGTTCAACAGCTAAAGCTACTTGCGCTTCAATTCTAGCAGTGATTTCATTCTTTACAAAGTTAGAACCTTCAGTTTCTGAGAAATCTAAAGATAATCCTTCAGTAACTACTTTCTTAACTCTTGACCAGTCTCCAACATAGTACTTGTTAGCAGCTACCCAAGTCGCTTTATAAACAGGGATTCCGGAAATTCTTAAAACTCCACCTTCAAAAGTAACAACTCCAGGTAAACCGTAACCAGCTCCTGTTGATTTTTCTGTTACCATGATGTTCCAATAGTCAGCTGGAGAAACAACAACGCCGTTTACACTGTGGTTGATTCCTTCTAAAACTGCGATGTTAGAAATTAATCTTTCGATATTGTTTCCGCTTGTGATAGTTGATGCAGTTGCAGCACCCGCTAAAACAGTATTAAAAGCAGCGTTCTCAGCGATTAAATAATCTCTTCTTAATTCAGTTGGTAAAGAACTTTCTAAAAATGGTAAGTTGTTCGCCATTTTCTTTGAATATCTTGCAAAACCAGCAATAAAGTCAGTATTTACGTCTACCATTGTGTAATCGTAATCAATCTGAGATTTAGATGAACCTTCTGTTTGTGCAGAAATAGATCCTTCACCTTTTGCAACTTGTACAAAAGTATAAGTACCTCCGCTAATTGTTACGTTACCAGCTAAGTCAGAAACGTTTAACGCTTGACCTGGTGCAGAAACAACGTCATAGTTGTAATCTCTTGGTTGGTCTCCAGTTAAAGACGCTCCTAGTGTCATGTCTCCAACAGCTTTAACTTGTACTGCTTGACCTTTTCTTACTGCTTTGATTGAATCAAAGTTTTCGTTAATTGCGCTTTTTATTGCGTCTCCTTTTACCATTTCTTTTTGTGCTTTTTCTTGAAGTTTAACATCTAATTTGTCTGCATGGTTTTGCATTTCTTTTAGTTGTGCTTCAAAAGATTCTTTTACTTCTTTTATTTGGTTATTAATAACCTCGTTATTCTTTACTTCGAATGCTTCGATAGCACTCTTTACTTCTTCATGAGACTTACCTTCTAGTTTCAAGGTTAACGCCTCTAATTGTTCTTTTAATTCCATTTATAAGGATTTTAAAAATTCGTTAATTACTTCTTTACTATTATCAATTATTATCGGCTCTTCAACTATTAAGTCAGTGACAGAATCGGCTGCTTTAGTCTCAAGTGATTTTTTTCCTAGTTCATAGCTTTGAACTTGTAACTGTTTCAATGCTATTTCTAACAATCCAAACGTTTCATCTGTAAAAGTTCCGTTTCTGAATGCTTTTAAGATTAATTTATATTGATCGTTTACTTCTTTTATTGTAAGTGATTTAAACCCTGTAAAAGGTGTATTATTGTTAGCGCCTAAAGTAACATTTGAACCCTCGTACAATTTTAACTCAGTTAATAGGTTTGTATTTGGCTCGTTACCTTTTTCTGATTTCATTACTTGGAATCCAATAGAATGCTCCTTAACAATACCAGCTTCATATAGTTTTAAAGCGTCTGAACTGTATGACGTATCAATTAATGGCTCAGATTCAAAGTATAAACCAAAATTATCCTCTTTTAACATTGAGAATTTACCATGTGGTTGCTTCCAGTTGTGCTGATTTAAAAAGAAGATATTGTCTTTTCGTTCTGTTAATGTTTTAGTAAATGCGCCTTTTGATATTATATCATTATCAAAGTCTTTATTGCCAAAAGCTGATAAATACCCTGTAACAATTCTTTTTTTAGTATCGACGTCTTTAATTAATCCGCCAAACTCTTTTTGTAATATTGGTTTGCTCATAATTGTACAAATATAAAATAAATTTATTTAATAAGTATTTATTATAGTTTTTTTTTATAGTATCAATTTATTATATTTATTATTTGTATTTTAGCAAGTATGAAACAAAAAAGATTTAAGAAACTTCTATTGATAAACTTTTTATCAAAACATCCGGATTTAGACCAATCAAAAACTTATGTTCTACCTATTAGAAATGAAGATTTAACAGATTTAAATAATATCTATACAACTTATTACGTAAGTTATACAGATAAATGGATAATAAACGATTAATAATTAAACCCTCATTATATTACCGTTTGCATCACGTCTAACAACTTGAGCAACCGAACACCTACAATTAATAACATTCCCCGCACTTCCTTTTGGATCACCTGGAAACATTAATTTTTCACCACTTACTTCAAATGGTTTGTCTAAAGCAACTTTCACCTGGTTCATGTGGTAATGGTCAAAATGACTTTCCGGCTCCCTTCTAGTTCTAGCATCTAAAGCTGAAACCCAAACTTTATCCATAAGAACACCACTAACTGAAGATGATACAGTGGCAGCGTAGTTTGATGCCGCTGTCGTTTCTGTGCGTGCTATCCTTAACGCTTGCCATCTATAAAAGTTTCTACTCTTTATTAATTTAGTCATGTCAGTTGAAATCATTGACATGGTTTTACCTTCTTCTATTCCCTTTGTCATTATCTGAGTAAGATATTGAATGTAAGACTGTCTGACTGTTGTAATTCTACTCCCTTCGTTAGTTGCTAGGAAATTTATTAATGTTCTTTGAAACTCATTTAAAAAACCATCAATAGTGAAATTTTTTTCGTTTATCTGTTTGTTAATTTGTACACCAACTCGTTTACCGTGTTTAGTACCAATCTCAGAATATACTTTAACGTAAGAATCAAATATCTTTTCTTTTGAAACATGCGTCTGTAAATACGCTTTATAAGTTCCAGCACTCATGCGCTCAAATGGTATATCTTTGGCAATCTCTTTAAAAGTACGTTGAAATATTATTCTCGCTGTACGTTCATAACTACTATGCCATCTTAACCATTGTTTTCTGTATTGTCTAATCATATAGGCGAACCGTCAACAGTTGGGAAATCGTCTAAAGCCTGGTCTAATGTTAATATATCAGCATTTACTGTAATTTCGTTCATTGAACTATCTTCAGACATTGGTAAATTCATAAATACCCGACCTTCATTTCTACTAATTAAACCAGTTTCAATTGATGGTTTAACCCATGCAACCATTTCTGTCATGTCCTCTTGCATTTCCGGTAACTCACTATATTCAAAATATAAACAAGTTCCTTTATAGTTTTTAAATAATGGTAGTATATCAGTATTAAAAGCAGTAGCTAACAGCTCTAAATCCGGTATTATATTATCAATTACGACTTGTTTTCTAAATTGTTTAACATTGTCATATTTAGCACCGGAATCATTGTTTAGCAATTTATCACTCCAGCCTAAAGCATTACATATTTGCTTTTGGTCAAAGTTTAAGTAATCGAATAACTTTAATTCATCAGTTGTAAGTGATAACCTTGTGAAACCTATTTCGGCAGATACTCCAGCAATCTTACCTAGTTTGTCCGGGTCAGCATCCATTTCCTTCAACCTATCCTTTAATCCGGTAGCTTGTTCGTATGTTAATGGTGTTTGCCCTTTGGAATGTATTAACCCAAATGCGCCTCCATTTTTCATGGTTTTTATATTTAAGTCTAAGGCAAGGTTAGAACTTTCAATGTTTTTTAATACTGCTCTAATTGGTGAGAATCCGTATAAATGTGATCCATTTAAGTCAAAGTTTGGATTCGGGTATTTTATATGCGTTATTTCATCAGCCTTAAAGGTTATACCTATATTACCTTCTATTAACTTATAACCAAATACAGGAGATTCAACGCTCATCATGTCGGCGTTTTTCTTTAATATTATTTCCATTGAATGCGATGGCAATAAATATAACGCAATTGGCGTTCCAGCATTCATTCCCTCCTTAGGCATTAACTTATAAATATAAACGTTTCCTGTTAGCTTTATAAGTGTTTTATATAACTCTAAAAACTCATTCCATGTTTGCATTGGATTCGGAACGTCTAAAGGCATGTTAAAACTATTACTTTTATATGCTTTACTTTCTAGTATTAGTTTCTTAACCTCTTGCTGAGGTGTTAAACTATGTTTAGTAGCCTTTAATAAATTGTTTAACTTCTGCTTTTGGTTTTTATCTTCTATTTCTTTTATTGTATATGGAACAGAAGAGGTTTTAGTCGCCATCTGAGAAATAACAGAGTAAACTATCGGATTGATATTGAAACCTTTTTCAACGTATGTTTGAGCGTTTAAATCGTAAGAAGATCCGCCGGAGCCGATAAACTTAAAAAAAGCCTCATTAAATTTATTTATATTAGTATTGTTTCTTTTGAATATATTTGAAAGTAAACCCATTATAGATGAAAGTTATTTAATAGTCAAAAGTAATAAAAAAAATCTATTTAACTGCATTAAAAGAAAAAGACTTTATTTTTTACTCCTATATCCATCATTTCATGGTATCTGATTGCGTCGATAGCATGATTGTATTTGTCTATTGGTTTGTTTTGTGTATCTCCTCTTTTATCTTTTTGCCAAATATACTTTTGAAATTCGTTTATAATATTTTTAGATTTAGATGTAATTAAATACTCCTGGGTTTGCATTGTTTGAATACCGTATATAATACTGTCCGCCCCTTTTGTTACCGGCATGATATTTATTCCAGCCCTTCTTATTTCTTCTATTGATTTAGGTTCTGCTGAATCAGCATAAACAAAAGTATTTTTAGGTAACACCTTTGCAATATCACTGTTTAACATTCCTGTTCTATAAACAATTTCATTTAGTATTCTTTTACCGTTGTATTTATAAACCTCTACCGCTGCTGTTGGATCATTCGTGTAACCAAAATCTAAACCAATACCAATTAAACGAGCGTCTCCAGGAACCTCGTCAATAGTACTCCAGTTATCAAATATAACACCGTCTAAGTTCCCAACTAAACCTAAACCATAAACTCGCCATTTATTAGACCAGTACTTATTTTTAATATTACCATCACTAAACAATGATTCAGTAGGTAAATCAGTATTGAAAAAGCCTTTAGCTTTATAGTCTAAGATTGATTTTACTTCACTTTCTGCCAGGTATTCATTATCCTGGAATGTTAGAGTAATAAAATTATTCTCATTTATAAAGTCATCACCCCAAAATAAACTGTCCGGATTGTAATCAATAATAGTTAATGAAGCCCTGGAAATAAATTGTACTGCCGTATCAACATCCATTTTATCCGCCTCATTTATGTATAAAATATCTCTTCTAAATCCTTTACCAACGTCATTAACATCAGCGCCCAAAAAATCTAAATAAGATCCATTAAAATATTCATGCTTACTTTCTGACTTATTAAAATCATGTTCATTCTCTAAAACGCCCCAATCTTTACATATCTTTTTATAATCTCTTATAACTGTTCTTTTCATCTTAGACAGCTCAGAGGATAATATTGTAGCTTCTTTAGTTTGAGAACATAAAGACTGTATTAACAGCTGTATTATACTAACAGTTTTGGATGCACCTTGGCCACCTCGAATAACAAATACGTTTTCTTTAGGATTAGACTTTATTAAATTTAAAATCTTATAATAAGCCCCTGTATATTTATACTTATTTTCTGTCAGCAATATCCGGTAAATTAGGAATGTTTAAACCTCCTTTAACTTCTGTCTGTTGTTTGTCAACTAAACTATTCAAACGTTGTGTAATCGACGGGTTAAAGAATCCTAGCATTCCGCCAATTATTTGGTTTTCTCTAATTTCTTCTTTAATCGCGCGACAGATACCAATGAATTCTGTGTATAAATCATCCTGGTTTGTGAAATATTGTTCAATACAGCCGTAGCGATCCCTAGAAAAACGTTTGAAACCTTCGAATGTTAAAGGAATTTTT